TCTTTAAATGCTTTTTCAAAATGTGGTTCAACGGCTTTAATAATTTTTCTTGCCCATGTAATATCTTCTTTTTCACATTGTTCTGAATGTGCTTCACCCGCAGAATGTTTTCTGTAATCTGGTTTTAAAAGATTAGGATTTTTATAATAATACTGTAAAGTATCTATACGTTTATCGTGCATGAGTTGTGATAAATCTTTCAATAATTCTTTCTGGCTTATATCTTCTTTACCTTCAAAGAATGGAAGTAATGTAAAGCCAAAACGACCTAACATATCATATCTAAATGGTTGTTGTGCTTTTCCAACGTTCATGTCGGTAGTGCCATTTGCTTGAGTATCTGCATTGGCATCGTTTGCTGGTACATCGTTCTTGCCGATCAGTTCGCCATTAGAATCAATGATCTCAAATAATTGTATCTTTTTTATTTTCATTACTGCATATTTTCATATAAATACTATTAATTGTTAATATGCACTATTCATCATCCTCAATTTCATCATCAAATGATTCTGCATCATCATCTTCTTCAATGCCCTCCATTTGATCAATATAGAAGTCAAGCATTTCAGACGCTGTTTCTTCTTCTCTGAAAAGCGTATCCATTGCCATATCCTCTGAAATATTGAAACGTTTTTTGAACTTATCAAAATATTTTTCACGTTTTATTCTGGTAAGTTCAAGTTCTTTTTCTTTCTCTGTCTTAGTTGCCAACGTTATTTCGAGATTTTTAATTCTTTCTTGTTCTTCAGCTTTTTTCTTATCCAGTTCAAGTTCAATTTCACATTTAGATATTTCAACAATTGGTCTGATGATTTCAATGAATGTGCCATTATGTTTACCAACACTATAATCACCACCGTTTTTAATTAAAACCATATCTCCCTCACCGTAATTATCATTAATTGATTTAATTTTTGGTTTGTTAATTGCGGTCATCTTTTCATTAAGGAAATTCAGTGCATGATCATAAATTTCATAATAAACTTTAGCATCATCATACATTTTAAAGCCATTCCATATTTTTCTTGGGTCATAACCATGCTTATTCCAGAATTCAACTTCTTTTTCTTCCAAATGCATTGATTCGTCAAAGTCATTAAGATCAAAATTTTTCAAGTCTAATTGATATGAGGCAAAATTTTCACCACCACATTTCAAATCAACTTCTTTTGTTTTTTTATCTTTGACAATTTTAGCCAGCATGTTTTTTGATACTTCAGGGTCAAATCCAACAAGTAATGCTTTAACACGCTTATTAAAAGCATTTAAATACTTAGCCACATTATATTGACCCATCATGTTTGGATTGTCCTGAAGATCATCGGCAGTAATTAAAGCTGAACAATATCTCTCTTCGCCAGTTATCTTGTCTTTAATAATACTTGAATTACCTTCAGAAATCTTAGTGCCAGTATTAACATAATAAACAACACTATCAAGTTCAGGTTCAGGTGGCATGTAATCAGAAACCAACTTTATTTTTTCATCAATTTTATATTTTTCAGCATCTTTAGTGAGAATAAGTTTATCTTTATTCTTATCAAATATTTGTTCGGCAATTTTATTTCTCTTGTCGATCAGAAGCTCCATGTGTGCCTGTTTACCTTTTTCCCTGCCATTTTTATCTTTACCTCTTTTCTTATATGCAGTTATTGTATTTTTTATTTTACTTTTACTTGCAATTTTCTTTAATGGAATCCTGCAGAGATATAAATCTTTTGCATAGTCATTGTAATAGTTAACAAACTCAGTACCTTTACCGTGAAGAATCATGTCAAGTCCTTTGTCAATAAAGTCTTCAATGTATCCGGGCATGATTTTCGATTTAATTGTATTACCAGTATGCTTAATTTTCTCTTTCATTTCGCCACTCTTCTTATCTTTGGCAAGTGATAAGGTTGCATAATTAATTCTTGAAAGATTTAAACATGAAATTGATTCACCATCATTATCAACCGACATGTAAGGTGGAGTCATTTCTTCTTTATTGTACTTAAGTATAAGGGCATCAATACCTTTCTTACCACCATATTGCCACATTTCTTCAATTGGTGCTTCTGGTTGATCAGTATAATATTCAGTTTCAGTAAATCTTATTGTTGTTGTTTCAGGATACTGGAAGTTAATACCATCGGTTACAGCAAGTAATGCGATACATTTAAATTTACTGAACCACATAATTGCATGTCTTAAATGCAATCTACCAGTACAAGTTATACGTGCTGCACAAACATTATCTGACCAGTTAAATGAAATATCAGAACCAAGAGCACCGTACAAAGAGTTATTTAAAATCTTGATAGGTAATTGTTTGATTTTAAACATTGCAACGTCAGCAGGAGTTAATAATTTATTAACATACTTCAAGTGCATTTCTGGGTCGATCTGTCTGAATAAAATAACTTCTTCATCATTTAATTCATTACCATTTCCTAATTTTTTATAGATGTTACGAGTTGTAGTAAGATACAACAAAATTTTCTTCATAACATCGGTGATGTCAAATATTGGAAATACACCTTCAGTTAGTTGTATGGAAGGATAAAGACCTGCATAGTCAATCTTAATAATTCTCTTACTAAAACCTGATTTATAGCATCTTGCAAGACCACCAGCAAATTTTTTCGGTAATTTTACATCAGGTATTGGGATTGCAAGGTCGTTTTCGTAACTCCATGCCGTCATAAGTAAGTTCCAAATACCTGCCGTACCCATCGTACAAATACGTTGATAGGTCGTTGGTACTATTTTAGCGAGCATAAATGATGACTGATTATAAAGTTCATCAACCTGTGCTGTTTCCCAAAGGTCATCAAGAAGATATTGTTTCACAAGTTTTTTACCGCCAATAAAACCTGTCATTTGTTTTGGAATTGCATCTGATCTGAACCACTGTGCAAATTGCGGACAATCTCTAAGATAACTATTTTTTAATGACTGATAACGTTCAGGTGCTAATGTTGTTTTATTTGCCTGTAATTTATATAAATTTTTTGCCGTCAGTTGATATTCGTCTGGTATTTCAACGTATTCATTCTTTTCGTTAATAGCAAAGACCTTATTTTCAGAATAATAACGACCAATGTTATTGTCTTCTCCCGGGATATATGTTCGGTTTGGCTTTGCAAACTTCTCAAACTTTGCTATATACTTTAACTTATTCTCTTTTATTTCACTATTAACAGCAGCAGTTCTTCTCACTGCGTGAAGAATATCAATAACCGACATACCCCACATATCAGTCCAAGTATATTTATCTGCAGTATTACCATATTTAACTGAAGTATTGGGTCTTCTTCTCATTTGAACACCTTCTTTAAGACTCGTTGGAATCTTACTCATGTCCATCTTAAGAAGTTTTGCTCTGCCCAGAATGAATTCAAAGTCAAACATTTCTGAGTTGTAACCCATAACAACGGCAGGTTTTAAATCAACAATCAGATTAAAGAAACTTTGTATAAGTCTGATTTCTGATTCATCATCATCTGTCTTATCGAGTTCAAGTATTATTTCAAAACCTCTATTATCTCTGACACCAATAGCAAAAAGTCTTGCCATTTGATATCTCAAACCAGTTGTTTCACAGTCAAAAACTACTTTATGTACTTGCTTATATTCTTCATATCCTTTATATAATCTTGATTGTGTTGATATGAAAAATTGTTCCGTTGTTTTGGGAGAATGAAATAATGCACGATGAATAAACTTAACATTACCTCTCTTGTCTTTTACAACATTTCCGTTAGTATCTTCAACCTTGGCAAACATGTCAATACCACCGTCCCTGAAATAGTTTACAATGGCATTATATGACTTACTACTTGTTACTTTATAACAATAACCGTCAACCAGTCTTTTTTGATTACCAGTCTTTAATTTAGCGATAGTAATACCATATTTTATTTTTTTACTTTCAACATAAGTGTCTGAGTAACCTTCATATAAAGTATAACCTGCTTTTGGCAGGTCTTTTGAATATACGAAAGGTACATATGGTATTTTTACTGTTTTTGGTTCTTTGTTTGGTTCATGAATTATACAGTCAGCAAGATTGGTAGCTGGGTCAGTTTCAACATTCACCACATATTTTAAATCGTTGTTATAGCCTTCAAGGAATCCTTTAATCTCAGCTAAAACCTGTACCTTATTCATTTTGCTCATAAACCACTGTTGTATACGTTAATTCGTTTGTTTCTTTATTGAAAACATATTTTCTGTTTCCAATTATAAATGTTGTACTTTTTATAATTTTTGAACCATCAGTTGGAAAAAATCCGCTTAACCATAAAGCACTTATTGAATTCTTACCGTGAAGTTTATAATACTCTTCATTTTTCTTTATTTCAAAGTCCAAATATACTATCTCGTCACGATTAATCAAAATGTTTCCTAAAATATACTTAAAAGCACTGTCAATATCTCTTTTTGATTCTTTTGTTGATATATCAATATTGGTCATAATTGATTCAAGCAAAAAATCCCTGAAAGGATTTCTATTGTAAATATACTTACTTCCCATGTTTTTCTTTAATTTTAGCAATAACTTCACTCAGCACTGATTCGCTAACATCGGATTTGTAATCTTCATTATCAATCACTTTCACAATTTCTTTTCTTTTATTTTCAATTGAACTGAATACATAGTCGTCAATTGTGTCCCTGAACATCAAAGGATATATGTTTACGACTGCTTTCTGACCAATTCTATGAAGTCTATCACTTACCTGATCATATTCACCTACCGAATAAGGAAGTGTCATAAAGAACAGCTTACTGGCTGCTGTGAGGGTTAAACCATACCCGCATGTCTGTACCGTACCCAAAAATACCTTCAAATCACTATTTGGGTCTTGAAACTTCTTTACAATGTCTGCTCTTTCATCATCTTTTTGATCACCAGTATGAAGTGCAGCAACATCGCCAAGTTTTTCTTTCAATTCATATAGCGCATCTTTAAAATAATCAACAATCACAACCTTTTCGCCTGTTTCAAGAATACTTTCAACCAATTCAATAACATGCTTGATCTTTAACGATGCGGTGTATTGTCTTAATCGCAACATTGTTGTCAACGGATTTCCATTTGGATGCGCAACAAATTCATTTGCAACACCTTCTTCGATTTCATCATAAACTGCATATTCGTCATCGTCCATTTCAAACATAATTTTCTGATAAATTTTATCAGGAAGATCAAGCAATACTTCAAATTTACGTTTTCTGTGTGTATATGGTGCTGCTTTATGATAAAGTTCTTCGAGTTTTGCTTCTGCACTATTAGTAACATATCCCCAGCCACTATCATAATCATAAATCATACCGCAATAATACTCGTAAAAATATTCTTTTGTTGCAAAGTCTGCGGGAGATATTTGATTTAAAACAGTATATAATTCATATGCTCTATTCGGTGCAGGAGTACCAGAAAGGAAAATTTTACTAATCTTACCATTTTTAAATAAAAGTTTATTGAATGTCCTATTAAAATTCTTATAAGTATTTGCTTTTGTATTCTTTAGTTTCTGACTTTCATCACAAATAACGGCATCAATACAATCTATGCCTAATTTTTTCCACTTAACTAAAAACTTATCTTTACTGCCTGAGTTGAAGAAATCATAATTAACAATAATATATTTGGCATTCTCAATACTGCACTTATTTTTTCTCCAACCAATTATATATGAGTTGCTATTTGTGAATTTCTCAACTTCATTAAAATAATTGAATTTCAATGAGTTTGGAGTAACGACCATTACTTTTTCAAATTTATTCATTTCAACATAAAGAATAGAACTAAGAGTTTTTCCAAGTCCCATTTCATGGGATATAAGTGTGTTACGTGTGACATTCATGAACATTGCAGCTACAATCTGGTGAGGATAAAGTTTAACACCTTCCTTCAGAAGTGCATGCATTTTTTCTGAATACTGGACATAAGTATCTTCCAGTTCTTTCTTATATTTAACCCAATGTTCTTTTTTAACATTAAGATCAGCTATGAATTTACGTTTTTCTTCTTCTTCGGCTTCTACTTTCTTAATCTGTTGAATAAAAATCTTTCGACTGTCTTCATTACCAAAATCAAAATGTATTTTATTTGAACCTTTATATCTTTTAATGAGTGTATATAGACCTAACGTATTAACTTCCCAACAATAATTCATTGCATCGAATCTTCTCGTAGCATGAGGGAGTTCTTTTATTCTGTTAGCAAGTTGATCATTGATTTGAAACCTTAATTGATATAAGGATGTTTTACGAACTCTTTCACAATGGACAACAAATGGCGGTAATTGCATATTTTACTTCAATATCTTGCAAAGATAGCTAAAAAAATGGACTTGTCAAGGATTAAAATATTTTCCACAATAATCACCCAGAAAATCTAATTCAAAGTATTTATAATAAAAATATTATGGAATCAGGAATATATATAATCGAAAACACTATTAATAATAAAAAATATGTTGGTAGTGCTAAAAATATCAAAAAAAGATGGTATCAACATAAATATACGCTTAATAATAATTCTCATGATAATTTATATTTACAAAATGCTTGGAATAAATATGGAGAAAACAATTTTAAATTTGGTGTTCTTGAAGAAGTTGAACCCGAAAAATTAATTGAAAAAGAACAACATTACATTAATTTACTTAATGCTTGTAATAAAATTGTTGGTTATAATTTAGCTCCAACAGCAGGAAATACTTTAGGATTTAAATTCTCTGAAGAAAGTAAATTAAATATGAGTGTTTTAAAAAAGAATAAACCATCAACAAGAAAAAATTATAAACATTCTGATAAGACTAAAGAAAAAATTGGTAATGCAAATAAAATTAGCCAACTTGGAAGAACACATAGTGAGAAAACAATTGAAAAAATGAAAAAACCTCATGGGGCAATGAAAGAAACAACTAAAAAACAAATAAGTGATTGGAGAAAAGGATTAATTCCATCTAAAAAAACTGGTAAATTTATTACTAATGACATAAAAAACACATTATTAACTAAAGAAATAATTAATAAAACTAAAATAATAAATAAAAATAATAAATATAGATCAAATCAAAAATCAATAAATAATTCTAAAGAAAAAATATTAAATTCTAATAAAAGCAAAAATAAAGGCGAGAATAATGGTATGTCAATTACTAATAAAAATGAAGTGCTTGCAATCAGAAAAGATTATGCATGTGGTTTATTAATATCTGAATTAATGATAAAATATAATAAAAAATATATTTTTATTTATAAAATCATTAAAAGATTAAGATGGGATTGGTTAGACGACAGTGGTTTTAGTAATTGAATCACTTATTAATACATTGATATAACCATTTACAGGTAATTTAATTTTTCCGCAACCAATTTGCTCACCTAAAAAATCGATGACAAATTCTGCATTGTATCTACC